AAATGGTAAAGATTACATACTTTTCTATTTAAAGCTATTAGTAGAAAGCGTAGATCATGATGGAAATCTTAGATTTAATGACACAATACCTTATGACGAAAACATGCTATCAATAATAACAAATACCGATATTGACAAAGTAAAAAGTTCTATGAAAATATTTACAGAGTTGAAAATGATTGATGTTATGCAAGATAATACTATTTTTATGAATGAAGTAGAAAAAATGTTAGGCACTGAAACATATTGGGCAGAGCAGAAAAGAAAACAGCGAGTTAAAGAGTTAAAAGATGGCGGACAATGTCCTAAACTTGTCCAATCAATGTCAAACATGTCCAACCAAGAGTTAGATACAGATATAGAGTTAGATACAGAGATAAATATTAAACCTATATTATATAAAGCAGACTTTGATTTGTTTTGGTCAAAGTACCCTAAGAAGATTAATAAGTTATCAGCAAGCAAAGCGTGGAAGAAAATAAAACATAATGAGGAATTGTTTAATAAAATAATTAATTCATTAGATAAACATATTAAATCAGTTAACTGGTTAAAAGACGGTGGTCAATTTATACCACATGGAGCAAGTTGGTTAAATGGCGAACGATGGAATGATGAAGTAGAAGAAGCGCAAACTATTATGTTTAATAGTGGAGGTAAAAATGGAGAGAATAATAAATCCACTGGAAAAATTTCGACAGACGATTACTATAGTACCGCAGGGATGGAAGGTTTCTTTAAGTGATATTGTAAAAAAGTATCCCGAACTTAATGATATACCTGAAAAAGTCATTAACTACAGTGAGGATGAAATAAGATTTTTAGATGAAGATAGGGAAAAATGTATCGACTGTAAAAAAGAAGGAAAAGAACTGGAAGAATGTTATTATAAAGAGTTTAATTATTATGGAGAATATTTAAATACAACTACTGGTAAATGCAAAAAACAATTACACTATTATCGACTAAAGAAGATAAACAGATTACTAGGTGATTCAAGAGTTGGAAAAAGATTTCTAAATAGAAGATTTGAAACATTTGAAATAAACAAATCAAACAAGACGGCTTATAACAATTGCAAAAAATATTCTAGTGAATTTGATAAAACTAAAAGTAACGGATTAATATTGTTTGGTAGTTATGGAACAGGTAAAACTCATTTAGCAGTAGCCATATTGCACGAATTGATTGAAAGAGATATAAACGGTTTATTTGTAACAGTTCCTGAATTATTAAACGAGATAAGAAAAGATTTTAATGTTGATAAAGAAAGCAAGAAAAGCGAGTTACTTGAAAGCATTAAAACAGCAGAGTTTTTAATACTAGATGACCTCGGGGCGGAAAAGACAAGCGATTGGGTTAGAGAACAATTATTTATGATTATAAATGCAAGATATGAAAATATGTTACCGACTATAATAACTACTAATATTAAATTACTACCTGCCAATGATAAAGATATTGATAATTTAGAAAGCAAAGTAGGAGCAAGAACGGTAAGTAGAATTATAGAAATGTGTAATGGAATAATGTTGAATGGTGACGATTATAGGAAAAACAAATTAAAATAAGGTGGTGTTTTTTATTAATCCTAATATAAATAATTGGGAAACGTTAAGCAGGAGAATTACAAAAAATAAAAATAGAACTCAAATACAAAAATTATTAAACAAGCGAGAACAAATAGTAATTGACGTAACCGTAAATAATAAACATATTGCAAACTATAAAAGAAAACTAGATAAAATAACTTTTGAAATTGAATATTTGTATTATATGGGGGTTATAAAATGAAAACAGAATACGACAAATTAAATAACTGTTACCAAAAATCTCCAAACAATATCGAAGCGGATAGAAATTATTATGAATTATCACAGCGTAAAGATTTAAATCGCAATAATAAATCAAAATACAAACTAAATGGATTAAAAGCGGAAGATATTAAGCATTACAAACACAATGACAATTCCATACGTGAGGTATATGCGACAAAGCAACCAACACTAATAGTAAGCGTAGAGTCAACAAATAAAATAGCACAGGAACTAAATTTGGGAGAAGTAAAAGGTAAATTATCAGAACGATTAGCATGCAGAAAGAAAACTATTGATTTGTGCGTAACTGCTAAAAAGACATTAAGTGGATTTACGAAAAGGTAGGATGTGATAAAATGAATGAAGATAACAAATGTTCAACATGTAAAAACTTACAAAGCCGTGCTAGTTTCTGCCACTTAAATAAAGAAACTATTTATAAAATAGAAGCTAAAACAAATTGTAAAGATTATGTTAAAAGTTATCGGACGGTGTGGGAATCAACCGTAAGTAAAATAAATAGAAGCGTAAATAGAGACAGAGTAAACGTCTTAGATTGGACTGGAGTTAAATGAAATCAAGGGGTGTTATTATGTGTGAAATTAATCAACTAATAAAAATTAGTGACGATCCGAAAATACTTGGTGCGTTGCAGGAATTAGACCAATATCGCAGATCAAAATTAAAGCCTGCTACTAAGTTTTTAACCAATACACCGCATGAGCAATGGACTCATGTTATGCAAGAAATGGAAGAAGCATTAAAAGAGATAATTGATTTAGTGGACAATAAAAAAGAAGAAGCTGAACCAAAAGCGTTGGATGAACTAAACGACTTACAAATTAGCATTGAAACATTAAAAGCAATAATCGAGCCTGATGAATCGAAACGAATGGAATCAATGATTAGGACGGTTAATAAAAACAATGTTAGATATTACTATTGTTCTTAGTTGTGCGAATGCGGTTTAAATTAGCGCAATGATAGCGTAGTTAGATTTTAAAATGGTTTTAATACTAGTGGTTATGTTGGTTAAAATAATGTATTAGAATTTAAATATGAAAGAGGTAATAATATGAATACAAGTACTTTTACAGGAAAATCATGGGATGTAACAACTAAATGCACAGCAAATGGAATGTTTATTAGTGAGTTTAGTATTAGCGTATATGATGGAAAAGACAAAGAAACAAACAAGTCAAAATATTTTAACTTAAATTGCAAATGTTTTGGACAGATAGCGGAAAATGTTGGGAATCAAGTACAAAGGCAAGATGAACTGATAGTCGCAGGGCGTATGACAGTTGAAACGTGGGAAAAAGAAGGTGTTAAACAATATAAAAACGTGTTAATTATTGATGAAATTGGTAAAACTATTAGTAAGTTTCCACCAAAACAAGATAACAAAACAGATATGACTGGTTTTGGATCGGATGTCAATGACGATATTGATTTTTAAATAAAAGAGAATTATTATGAGAGAGATTGAATTTAGAGTTTATTATGAAAACAAAGAATTATTAAAGGGAGAATGAAATGGAATTTATAATAAAAAGTTTTGGGATTATATCATTATTTATGTGTGGAATGATTTTGTTAATTTTAATTTTAAATAGTTTAAATATTTTTGTGTGTAGAATTAAAAAAAGATACTTAATAGTTTATTGTAAATATTGCAAACATGGCGAAAAACATGGAAATATGGGAATGTTTTGCAATAAATTAAATAGAAGATTAATGGACAATGATAATTATTGTAAGTTTGGAGAAACAAAATAATGTTAGAATTTGAAAAACAACCAATTAGCGAACGCCAATTGCAATGGCAACGAAGATGTATTGAGTTATCAAGTGTGGACTTTAAATAAATGTGGTGGCAATGTGTTGTTTGTGGTTAAATACGAAAAGGATGGTGCTGATTAATGGATTGCATTGAATGCCGTGGTACTGGTTGTATTGATAATGAAAAATGGGGTATTGATGTTTGTTGTGTGTGTAACGGTACTGGAATTATAGTTGCGGTGGTAAATAATGAAACTAATTGAACTATCAGAGTGGGAATTAACTAGAATTATTGAATATGTGCAACAACAAATTAATGAACAGGGTAAGGTTTATACTGCATGGGATATTTTAATGGGGAAGTTGCGTGATTATGAGTAAAGATTATATATTTTCCGTCGATCCAGGGAACATTGAAAGTGCATATTCGGTACTAGATGAAGAATTACGACCTATTGAATTTGGTAAGGTAAATAACGAATGGCTGCGCGAAAACATGTTAGATGTAATTAACAAACACAAAGTATATAATATAGCTATTGAAATGATAGCATCATATGGAATGGCTGTAGGTGCTACTGTGTTCGATACTTGCGTATGGATTGGAAGATTTACAGAGGTTGCGCAACGACATAGTAATGTGGATGAAGTAAAATACATTTATCGCAAAGAAGAAAAAATGAATTTATGCGGAACTATGAAAGCGAAGGATAGCAATATAAGACAGGCTTTAATAGATCGTTTTGGGGTGGTTGGTACGAAAGGTAACAAAGGTTGGTTTTATGGTGTTAGCAATGACGTGTGGGCAGCTATAGCTTGCGGTACTACTTATTCAGATTTATATTTAAAAAGGGAGTTATAACATGCAAAAACTACCTAAAGACTGGATAACTTTAAGAGGTTTTATAGTATTGTGCTTGCAAGAGTTTGAATGTATATCAAACCAATACAAACCATGGTTATTTTTAAGTTTGATTATTGATAAAATAGTTTATTTAATTGAATTTGTTTTTGGAATGATTGTATCTACACCATTAATAATTTATTGTATTATTAAAATAACGGTAATATTAATAAGCATATTAAGCCAAAAAGTAAACCTAAACAAACAAGAGAATAAAAAGGAAGTGCGATAATGAAAGTTAAAGTAAAAATTGTTAATAAAGATATTGACCAAAACAGAGAATTTGAAGTATTGGAAGAACATGCAAATTGTTATATATTAAAATATGATGATAAGTTTTTAACAGTAAAAAAGGAGTGGTGCGAAGTGATTGAAGAAAGCAAAATAAAAACAAAGACAATTAGAATTACTAAAGATTTAAATGTTACTAAGTTAATGAAAGGTGATACATTGACTGCTGAAATTGAAATTGGAGAAAGATACATTTCCATTAGAAGTGGTATTTTAAAAGGTTTTTCTATTAATAAAGATTGTTTTGAATATATTGAAGATGAACAAATTAAACAAGGGTTTACCGTTGAATTTAAAAAATATTGCAGGAATTGTAAGTTTGATCCTGATTTTTGCAAGAAGAACAATAGTATGTGTATTTACTTTGAAAATTGGGAACATAATGAAAAATTTAATAAAATGGTTAATGATTTAGATAATAATAATATTGGATCAGCAAAAGAAGCAACCCATTACATGCAAGGAGAATATGAACCAATACTAGTAATGCAAGATAAATTAACAAAAGAACAATTTGAAGGATTTTTACTTGGTAATGTAATTAAATATTCATTAAGGATGAATCATAAATTGCAAAATAAAAGTGATGCAGGTAAATGTAGACAATATAGTGAGTGGTTAAATACTATTATTAATGGTAATAAAATAGTATTGGAGCGTTAACATGGATAGTGTAATAAATACTTATCAGTTTATTATTCAGCAATTATTAAATGAGTTAGATCGTAAAGATATTGTGGTTAAGTATTTTAAAGAAAATGGTAATCAGAGTGAAAAAGACATCGTAGAAAGGTTGTTATATAGTGAGCAGATTTTTAAAACCTAGATATTTTGATTTTAAAAATAAAAAAATTGGAAGATTGACTGTTATTGATTTGAAAAGTAGCGGAAGTGATGGAACATTTTGGAATTGTATATGTGATTGCGGAAACTTAATAATTGTTAGATCAACAAATTTAAAGAAAAATACAAAAAGTTGTGGATGTTTAAGGAAAGAAACAAAGTCTAATTTAAAGCATGGGCTATATGGAACTCCTTCATATAAAATTTGGAATAAAATGATTCAAAGATGTACTAATGAAAAAGAATTAAATTATAGTGATTATGGTAAAAAAGGAATAAAAGTATGCGATGAATGGTTAATATCTTTTGAAAGTTTTTACAAAGATATGGGAGAACGACCAAATAAATTAACTTTAGATAGAATTGATAACAATAAAGGATATTTTAAAGAAAATTGCAGATGGGCTACAATGACTGAACAACAAAATAATAGAACAAATAATGTAAAATTTGAATTCAACGGTAAAAGTAAAACATTACCTGAATGGAGCAGAATTATTGGTATTAAAACAGGAACTTTAAGATCTAGAATATCTAGCGGGTGGGATATACAAAAAGCTTTATCAACTATAGCAAGAAGTTATAATAAATAATAGTTAGTAATTTATTAAAAAGTTAGGAAGTGTATTATGTTATATACAGATTTTGTAGTTTGCAAAAGATTAACAAGAAAATTACAAAAACAAAATTATAATGTTTTTAATAAAACAAAAAGATATTATCAAGTTTGTAAATGGCGATGGTATATGCAGAATAACAAATAGATTTATTTAACGACTGCTTGAAATATAGTAGTCGTTTTAATATGTTATAATAGGTATAATAAGCGGTAATAAAATAGTAAAAACGTCTATCTAAATAACTATAATCGCTACACTGTATAGTTATATGAAGGAAGTTGAATTGATTATCAATGAGAATATAATGTTTATAATGGTTTAAAGGTTGTATTGAGAATTTAAATTTACTACAGGTGAAAACAACTATATTCATATAATGTAAAAAAATAAAAATTATTAAAAATGGTGGTGGTTTACATTGCTAGGAAATTAACGGAAAAACAGAAAAGGTTTGCTGATTATTATATAGAGTCTGGTAATGCTACAGAAGCATATAGAAAAGCTGGATATAAATGTATTAATGAAAAAACATATCAAGCTAATGCTAGTAGATTGCTAAGCAATGACATGACTAGGGAGTACATTGATAATATTATCCAAAAAAAGGATAATAAAAGAATAGCTACACAAGATGAAGTCCTTATCTATTTAACTGCTGTAATGCGTGGAGAAACACTTTCGGAAGTTGTTGTAATCGAAGGAACAGGGGATGGTAATAGTAAGGCTAGAAGGATGGATAAAGCTCCGGACGAAAAAGAAAAACTTAAAGCTGCTGAAATGTTAGCTAAAAGATATGGATTAGATAAGAAATATGAATTTGAAGAAAGAAAAACAGTTATAGCAGAAAAGCAAGCACAAGAATTAGACGATGATATAATTTATGAAGTTGAAGAACCTGATTATGAAAAAGAAAGCTAAGTTTAAACCACCATATAGAAATAAAAAATACAGGTTTATGTTTGAAAAAGATTACATACCTAAAAAGTATAATATTTTATATGGTGGTACTGGTTCGAGTAAGTCGTTTACAATGTGGTCGAAGTTAATACAAATGTGCTTGCAGTATTCAACCTTTGATATATTAATTGCTAGAAAATACGCTACAACTTTGCATGATACCGTAGAAATTCCAATATTAAATATTATGATGAAGTATTTTGTTAACTCATTAAGTGGTAATGGACTAATAGAGGGTAGAGACTATACTTATAACCGAACTCATAAGCATATTAAGTTTTCGACAGGTAGCATAATTCGGCTTAAGGGATATGACAACCCTGAAAAGTTAAAAGGTATCGATAATGTTAATGTATTAGTATTGGAAGAAGTAACAGACTTCACGCAGGACGATTTAGAGGACATACAAGACAGATTAAGAGCAACTCCACCGTCTAATCATCCATGGGGAATAGAACTTAAGGTATTTATGATGTTTAATCCAATATTTAAAACTCACTGGATAAGAGAATATTTCTTTGATATTGCCATTGACATGGGTGAAGAAATACACAAAGACATAGTAAAAGATGAATCAACTACAATGGCTTTAAAAAGCACATGGAGAGATAATTTTTATTATAATGGTCAGTATAAAGATGATAAACTTAGAAATAAAATGAAGTTAACTAATCCAAGAAAATATGGTGTTCAATGTAATGGTAATTGGGGAGTGCTTGGTGAACTTATCTATGAAAACTATGAAACTGGAACATACAGTAAAAACATATTTGATTATGAAGATTATTCGCTCTCATGCGATTTTGGTTTCGAACATAAGACAGCTATGTATTTAATAACGTTTAAAGATGATAATATTTATGTGTTGAAAGAAATATATAAAAACAAAATGATTGCAAGTGATATTATTAAAGAATACGAAACGCATTTTAAACAATATAGAACAGCAATGATATGTGATAGTGCAAGACCTGAGATAATAGAAGAAATGAGACGTAAAGGAGTATTCGCATCGCCTTGTAAAAAGGGTGCTAACAGCGTATTAGAAGGTATAGAATGGTTACAAGACCGCAGAATATTTATAGATGAAAGTTGCAAGGGATTAATTGAGGAAATACAAACATATCAATGGGAAAAAGATAAAAAAACCGGTGCAAGAATACCAAAACCAATTAAGGTAAACGACGACGGACTCGATTCTATCCGTTATGGCAGTTTAAAATTTAGAGCGAAAAGTAAGCTAGATCATGCAAATTAGACTATGAAAAATAACATAGTCTTTTCTTTTTAACTTATTCTAAAATATATTTAAAAATACTATTGCAATCTATATTAGCATGTGGTACAATAAAGACAGATAAGAGATGCGGACAACAAAGGGTGTCGGTCACAAGGAGTTTTTAAAATGAATAACGAAAAAGAATTACAAGTGGTAACTACTGAAACAACTAATAAAGAAACTGGTTTTAAATGTATGGAAATTGATATGGAAACAAATGAAGTATTCGCAGTATTTGTAATTAAGTAAATGGTGCGGTTGCAAAATGGCAACGACTATAAGGAGTTTTTGAAATGACAACACGTAAATACAACAAAGTAAAACAATTATCAAAAATGGGAAACAATCCGACAACGTTTAGCACGTTATTGCAAAAAGTAAAATTTGAAATAGATATTGATAAACTTACCGCAAAACAAATTGCAAAAATAATTGATTTAATGTACCTAAGTAAATAACAAAAAACAAAAGAGATTAGGTAAAACTAATCTCTTTTTAATATATAAAATACTTTTAAAAATAACATTGACAACCTAAAGTATTTTTGGTATAATAAAGACAGAGGTTGAGATAACAACCTACTAAAACTTAAAGGCGGTACACGAAATGAACAAGCGCGAAATGATGATCCAAGCACACAAACTAGCAAGTAAAATGGTGGGTAACTACTCAGCTAGATTATCATTAGCGTTAACTCAATTATGGGCTGTCGTTAAAAATGGAGTTGCTAAAATTGTTAATACTTTAGTAAAATGTGACTTTTACGGATCAAGAATAATCGTAGATATTGCAACTGGTGAAATAACTGGTGATACTTATACAGTAAAAGGACAACTTAAAAAATTCCACGCATCTACATGGTCAGCAGATAAAAAAGTATGGGTTATTGGTAGCACTGCAACTTTTACAAAACAAGATCATATTGATTCTTTAGTTAATCGTTACGCGGTAAAATAAAAATAACAAAAGGTGGTAGACATATGAACAAATTAGAAATAGTTAATAATGATGGTAAATTATTGGTAAATAGCAGACAGGTTGCTTTAATGATTTACAGGGAACACGGAGAACTGCTTAAAACAATTAGACAATATTGCGATTATTTAGGACAAGGGAATTTCACCTGCACCGATTTTTTCATTGAAACAACTTATTTGTCAGAACAAAATAAAATATTGCCATGTTACTCCATTACAAAGAAAGGTTGCGACATGGTTGCTAATAAAATGACTGGTGAAAAGGGAATACTATTTACGGCAACTTATGTTACTGAATTTGAAAATATGCAAAACCAATTAATGAAACCAATGTGCATGGAAGATATGATGATAAACCAACTTCAAAATATGAAAGAAGTTAGATTACAATTAGAACAAAATACAGAAAGTATTAAACAACTTGAAGCGAAGATAATAAATATACCAACCGATTATTTTACAATAGCAGGATATGCAAGTCTAAGAGGTATCAAAGTAGATGTAAGCAAGGCTAATTTATTAGGTCGTAAAGGTGCTAAATTAAGCCGTCAAAACGGTTATGACATTGGGAAAGTATATGATAGCAAATTTGGTCAAGTTAATACTTATCACTTAGATATTTTAAAGGAGTTGTTTTAATATGTATAAGTGCCTAAAAGATGGATGGATAACACTCCAAGAGTTTAAAACCAAATACGAATTAACAACATGGAAAACGACCAGTCTACCGATCAAATTAGATAAAGAATTTCAGTGCAAAATTGGTGCGGTTATATTTATCTTTGAGAGTGAAGCAATTAAAATTAAATAGTGTGGGCGGGTTGCTTGATATTAAGTAACCCGTCCTTTATGCTATAATTAATAAAAGGGGTGAAACAATGCCAACAATAAATGATATATATGCATTAACAGCGAATGGACTATCATCAACAGTAATAGTGCAACAATTAATCACAGACGATAGCATGAGCCGTAACAAACAAGAAATGATAAGTGGTGCAAACTATTACGTAGGTAAAAATGATGTGTTAGGACTTGATTTTAGACAATACAAGGCAAATGGAATAATTAAAACTAACGAAAATAGAAGTAACCAACGTATTAGCCATAATTTTACCAAACTATTAGTGAATCAAGCAGTGTCTTATATTTGCGGTAATCCGATTACATATAAATACAATGACGATGATAAATTCCAAGAATATCTTGACAATTTATTTATGTTTGATTTTGACGATAACAATGTCCAATGGCTTAAAGAATCTCGCACTAAGGGAAAAGGTTATGTACATGTTTATTATGACGTTGTAGGTCAATTAAACTATACTGTGATACCTTCCGAGCAGATAATCCCCATCTATAAAGATATGTTTAAAAAAGAGTTGCAGCAGGTTTTACGGTACTATACTTTTAATGCTATTAGTTCAGCAGGTAAACCAATTACTAGACGTAAAGTAGAATGGTGGACTGAAAAAGATGTTAGCTATTATATCGAAGATGAAGAAGGTAATTATATTTTAAATGGTGTAACTCCCCATTGGTCTTTTAGCATGAGTACGTCACCTGATATTGTAGAGGAGCACGGATGGG